CTAAACTAGAACGGTCTGATAACTTACAATTCTAATGAAACAAAGTACTAAAAACAAAATCATGAACGCTGGGGACAAAGGAGTTCCTAATGCTGAAAAGAAAATGAAGGATCTTAAGTTAGGACCAGTATTACCTAATCTAAAGAAAGCTCAAGGTCCATCAACTGATGTAAATAATAACGAAAAGAGTTGGGCTTAATTATGTCATTAGATAGACCTTTAACACCTAAAGAACTGGAAGACTTACAAAAGAAACAACCTCCATCATCTCCTTGGAATCCAGGTCAATCACCTGCTCCATCAAAAAAATCAAAATTAGCTTATAATAAGTTTTCAGGTAAGAAAAAAGAAATCAATGATGTTTAGAGAACATGTGCCGACCTGACCTATCATCCTCGGCATCGTTCTTTATTTTAATTATCAATGACAACTACAACTGAAGCAGGTGGAAGACAGAATAGGTTTGCTACCGAGCCACAGACACAAGTACTTGACGTAGACTATTTTGAAAACGCAGAGCGTGTCAATGGTCAGCTTGCAATGCTTGGTATCATTGCTGCCCTCGGTTCTTACATATTCACTGGACAAATTATTCCTGGAATTTTTTAATGAAAAAAATCGCACTTACTTTAGCAGCTTCTATGTTGACAGCTCCTGCAATAGCTGGACCTTATGTTAATGTAGAAGCTAACTCATCCTACACTGGATCTGATTTTACTTCAACTACTACAGATGCACACGTAGGTTGGGAAGGTGATATCGGACAACTTGGATACTACATTCAAGGTGGACCTGCATTCATCAATGGTGACGCTGTAAATGGCGACACTCAATTCTCTGGTAAAGCTGGTGGATCAGTTAGTGCAACTGATAAGCTAGATATTTATGGAGAAGTATCCTTCCTTACTGCGGAAGGAGATACCGACAATTCTTACGGTACAAAACTAGGCGTTAAATACGCATTCTAAATTATGACAACAATCTCAGTACAAAAATCTCCCCTTCAAAATTGGGATGAATTCTGTGACTGGGTAACGAGCACTAATAACCGCCTCTATGTGGGGTGGTTTGGTGTTCTTATGATACCCGCACTTTTAACAGCAGCAACCTGTTTCATAATAGCTTTCATCGCAGCACCGCCTGTAGACATAGACGGCATACGTGAACCAGTTGCTGGATCTTTACTTTATGGCAACAACATCATCTCAGGAGCAGTGGTCCCCAGCTCCAATGCCATCGGAATGCACTTCTATCCCATCTGGGAAGCAGCTAGTGTCGATGAATGGCTTTACAATGGTGGACCCTATCAGCTCGTTATCATGCACTTCCTCATTGGTATCTCTGCTTACATGGGACGACAATGGGAACTTAGTTACAGACTAGGAATGAGACCATGGATAACAGTAGCTTACTCAGCACCAGTGTCAGCAGCCTTTGCTGTATTCCTCATATATCCATTCGGACAGGGGAGTTTCAGTGATGGTATGCCTCTTGG